GTTGATCCTGAAGTTCCATCATATTTTGATAGAATAACTTGTGTTGCAGTTCCAGCCTTAACATTAACCAAAGCACCAACACTAAAAGCGGAATCAGTAGAACCATCACCAAAAGAGAAATCATCACTATCACCAAGATCAATGTAATCTGTTGTGCCATTGAATAATGTAGTATAACCCATATTCTTAGCACTTCTATCAGTTGCAAAAGTCAAACCTCCTTCGAGAGTTCCTGAATGAATCGCATAAGATAAATCTTCCAGAGCAGTTGTAGCACCTGTCATGCCCCATAAACCTTTTAAATTTTGACAGATTCCAGAAACATTCGAACTCATGATATTTAGATAAGTTTCTTCTGAGAAAAAAACTCCACCAGCCATATTCCCTGAGTGCCATACTTTATAACCATTATAAGTAATTGTATCTGCTTGTTGTGTACCACTTGCCCTGATTACATGAGTCCCTGGAACCGTTGTCCCATCTGTAAATGCTGTATAAAATGTTAAAGGTGTAGTATCATGCCCTGCCAACACTGATGTTTTTACATGAACAGTTAGGGATAGACTAGAGGACAAACCTCCATCGTAATATTCTAAAAAACCTGCACCATAAGAGTCCACAACTAATCTAAGGGTAGCCTCTGAGTATGAATCCCCTGTAAGACTCACTAAAGTACCTCTATAGTTATGGCATGTAGATACTTCCCACACTGAACTTACAACTAGACCTGATCTAGTTGAATATATGTGCATTTTAAAGTTGTGACCTTCGCTGCTATTGAGAGGCATACTAATCAGCCTAGACCAAGTTGATCCTTTTATAGTAGTTACGTGTGTATCAGGAGGGAGAGAGTCTTTTATGAGATGACCATCATTCCCAGCGTTCCAAACTTCATCACCATTAACCGTTATCTGTCCAGTGAAAGGTCTTGTTCCGTCAACCAAAGAATATTGTTCGTGGTCATCATCACCAAGACCTATTAAATCTCCATGTTCAGGGATACTAGCATTCGCTATAACAACGCCCACTTCTGAGGTGTTCCACGTTACAGAATCGCTATCAACGAATGAAGAAAGAGAAGGTAAAACAGTATAGTCAATATCAAAATATGCTAATCCTGTTTCACTTGTATCAATTTCAATTCCAATACCTTCGATAAAGTCTGAAAGTGCAATACTTGTTCCTGAATAATTAAGCGTAACCTGTCCAGGTGTTGAAACATCAGCCGTTATGTCAGTTCCGCCTAAAATTGTAGATAACTTCGCCCAAATTAAATTGTTTATGCCGTATCTTACAACTTGACTTTCCACAGTATCCCAAGTTCCATCATCATTATCCGTGAACATTGCCTGTGCATTACTATATGAAATACCAGAACCCCCTGCTGCATCATCGAGAGTGTCCAATGCTTTCTGAGTTGTATCGTCACCAGGACCAAGATTATTATCAAAATTAGTTGTGTCCAAAACAACATTATCGCCTGTTAAGCCAGTCAATGGTGGGGGTCCTGGCATCTGTGCAGACACCGTAAAAGGAATCAACATTAATAAAATTATTAAAATATATTTCATTAAAATCCCTGCTTACTAGGATATTCAATTGTAATCTGAATAGTTCCGTTTGCTCCCGCTACTGCATTACAAAACTCAAAGTTCTGTATAACGTCGACATCCTCAAGCCTCAAAGCTTGACCCGCAAACAATACATGACCAACTGAGCCAGCAACAGGAGTTGTTCCATCATATGTGTATCTTATTGCTTGTGTTTCGCAAGTGATCAACGCACCGTTTGCTGGTTGACTACTTTTTTTAATTTCAACACCTGCGTCAGTTAAAGATAAAGCTGCATCACTTGCAAGAGTTACCGTTTTAAAACCACCAGGAATTTTTGCTAAACTTATAAAACCATACATTTATTTCACCTCATCGTAATAAAAAGGCACTGTTACATTAGTCTGAAACCATGCGCCAGTTTGCCCTATGTTATTTATTGTTTCGTCACGGCAAACTATTCTACTTGTGCCAATCGTTATTGATTGACTTGCAAAGATGTCGGCCGCTTTCTGTGTTAATTCGTCATCATAAGCCGGAGAGAAATCGCTTGAATTATCAGGTGATGGAGTGAATATCTGTATCCATATCAATCCGGTTTTTCTATGTATATTCGCAGAAGTTCCCATGCTCTTCTGAGTTGTTTCTGAATAATTAATACCCATGCGCACCCATGCCGCGTCGTTTGGTGGCGTTGCATTCTCCTTAGCAAAAAACGCTTGAGTTGCGCTCGCCCAATCGGTATTAAATTTTGTTTCGGCTGCTTGCCTTATATCTGAGTAAGCACCCATTATTTTTTCACCAATACTTCAAGAGAGTCAACTGTTTGATTATTGTTTTCAAGTGCTTGAATCATTTCTTCATTTTCTAATTCAACTGCATCTTCAACGAATAAAGCCGGAGCCTGATCTGATGAACCGTTATTAAGATTCACTATATAAGGAAGATTATTAAATATCCACCAAATCCCAAAAGGCTTAATGTTATTAACTTTTCCTTGTTGCTTCTTTGCGGCGTCTTCTCCATAAACAACACCCTCAGCATTTGCTCCGGGTTGTTGTAATACATAAGAACCAGCTGACCCTTCATTTATCCCCCATGAGCCTCTTGCTGTTCCATGATCGATAGGGGTTCCACCGTCGCCCGGTCTGGAAATTAATCTGTCATGAATTCCTAGAATAACTCTTTTTTGAATACTCGTTACAACTGATGTAACAGCTTCAGATTGCTTTTCTAGATGTGCTGTAAATTCTCTTAAGTTCATGATTTCCTCACCACACAAAAAAGTAAAGGAATTTCACCCTTGAAGTAAATATCGTTTATATAAACTATTTTATAGTTTTCACCCTTGAATGTTATGAGATCGTTTTGAGCCGGAGTAAGAGTTGTCGTTTCAGGTGAAAAGTAGATGACTAAATCGCTCAATTTTATGTTATCGCCATCAATAAGATTTTTTTTAACTTTGTCTGGATAAACGTAAAAAGAATCAGTAGCCTGTGTGCCTGAAGCATAAGTAGAAGTAGCAGGATTATAAGCGCCCACTGTATTCTGTGTCAAAGTTATTTCAACTTTGCCTAACTTATCTATGACACCTTTTACTATTGTTCCAAGATTAGCCACGGTTTAATCTCCCTTGTCCGCCATATGCGGGGAGCATAGAGAGGAATGTCGAAACTAATCCGTTTACTTGAGCGTAAAGAGTTTCAGGTGCGGACGAGTCCGAGTATTTTACTTGAACAGGTCCAGCTTTTTCTTCTGATGTTGTTCTTTCAATCGCTGCATTAATATCAACGCCGTTTAAAACTTCAAGAGCAAGAATGCAACATGCTTGCTTTATTTCAACCGGAACTGAATCTGAACCAACTATATACCCATCGTCATTGATCATCCCATAAGCAGGAAACATAAGAGCCTGAGTTGAATTAACTGCTTGCCCTTGCACCCTTTTATATCTCGACTCAATGTAATCGGTTCCCTTAATTAATGATGCCTCTTGAGTGGCGCTTGTAGCGCTCGCCCATGATGTTTCATTTCTGTCAAGGAAGTATTCATCAGCATACGCAATAGTCACATAACTATTAGCATCTGATAATCCAGTTCCGTCTTCAGGCGTGAATGCCATTATTTTTTATTCGATTCTTTTTTAAAAACAGGTTTTTCTTCTGTGTAACCATCTGCAAGATATTCGTTTAATTGTTTATCCGAAATGATTAATAAAACTCCTGTTTCTCCGTATACTTTTTTCATTGTGTTCAACCTCCGAAAAGTTTTTATAAAAAAGACTCCACCCCGGAAGATGGAGCCTAATAGTTATTATATTAACCCATGATTCTTACAGCGAGTTCAGGTCTGATGATCTGACCGCCGTAAAGCATATCCCACTGCCAAACATAGCGTTTGTTCTGGCGAATGATTTCAAGTCTGATTGAGATACCTGTAAGTAGATCTGTCATTTCAAACATGTTAATTGGCGCGCCACCACCAGCATAAAGACTGAGTGCATTTCCGAGTGGTCTGTTTGCAAAAGCAAAAGCGCCTCTCTGGAATGCAAGATTTACTCTCTGATCTGCGGAATGTGTTACGACCGTTGCTGTCGCAAATGTTCCAGAGATTGCAGGAGTAACAGAAATAGTTCCTGAGATACCTGAAGAGATACCAGCAGAAGCAATAACCATGTAAGTCTGAACTCCACCACTGATGGCAAGAATGTCACCAATAGAGAATAAGCCAGAAGCATCTGCCATATTTACGATAAGAGCGTTGGAAGTAGAAGAAGCAACAATAGTCATTGTTGCGGCTGTGCCTGAAGCATTATGATATGGAATCTGACCATCTTCAAAGAAGTCAAAGCCATAAGCTCTTCCGAGTGTTCCGTTAAGAAGTGTTCCGTCTGCTCCACGTTTGTCAACTTCAGAAAATTTTGCAATATTCTTGAGGTTAGAACCTGCACTATAATCAAGAACAGCATATCTGTTTTCAATTGGCGCGTCGTGTTTGTTGAGAAGAGCGGACGCTTCATTAATAATGTCCATAGTAGATGCAAAAGGTGTAGTTCCAGCAATACCTACAGCGTTATAAATTCCGCCTGGTTTTCCTGTTACAGGAGCATCATCAACGAGAGAGAAAAGATATTCATTTGCGCTTTTTGCGAGAGCATTAGCCGCAGAGTTTACTTTGTTATTGAAAAGATCGCCCATGTTGAGAATTTCGCCGGCTTCTTTGTCTGTTACGTAAAAGTTCGTCTCTTTCCACTGGTCAAGAGAAACATTAACGTAAGTTGGGTCTGAAGCTGTTGCTGAGAGAGGTGTAGAACTTGCTGTCACGTCTGCAACAGATAAAGCTTCATGAACTGGAATCTGAACAGTTTCACCCTGTGAGGAAATTTCCCCCGCCTTGTATTCGCTTTCTCGTGAAGAGAGAGCAGGCATAACTGTCTTACTTCTTAATACCATTAACGCATTCACAACTGCCGTCTGAATAACAGCACTAAAATCGTTTGCCACAATAAATCACTCCTTAGATTTTTTTGTTTATTCTTGTGAGAGCCTGAGACATTGTGGCTTTCACTATTTTTTAATAATAAAATTCAACGTTGCCCGCTTTCACATCAGCCATATGCGCTGCTATTGTTGCCACGTCGCCATTCTTTATTCTTATCTTTCCATTTGCTCCTGTGTGTGCGCCTGGACTTGCAGGGTTTTTACCTGAACCAGCTTTTATCATTCCTTTGAAAGCACCGTGGAAAGTTTCATTTTCTTTTATTTCAATTATTAATTCTTCAAGTGTTTTTTCAGCGCCAGCATTGTTTCTGTCAATCATTCCCATGTTGTCAAGAACCGTTACTTTTTCGCCATCAAATCTTACTCTCTCTTTTAGCATTGGTGCTAAAAGGTCTGAGATTCCATCATGTTTGCTTATCGCGTTCGATATAGCATTAGTCAAAACACTCTGTTCAAATTTCTTCTTATAGCCTGATGATTCATCTTCAAGGCTTTTGAGTTTGGTCAAAAACTCCTGAGATTTTTCTCTTATTACAATCTCTGTTCTTTCTGCTGCCAATTTATCTGCTTCTTTGCTTGGATCAATTTTCTTTAGTTCCTGATAGTCTGTCAAGTCCTGTAAAATCTTTAGGGGGTCAGTAAGACCCGCTTCCTTAAAGGGATTTAATTCTTTCTTTAGACCGTCCCTGTTAGCAATAACTTCATTAAGTGAGTTCTTTAATCCTACTACTGATTCTTCAAGTATCATACCTGAAACATCAAGAGAATAGCCGCCACCTTCAACGGGTTTGTAATGTTCATGCAATGATTCTGAAACTCCATCCAGATTTTCTACCTTATTCAAAAGAGCCATAATATTCCTCCAAAATTGCTGAATCCACAGCAAGCCGTATTCATTACTTATTATAATATATGTGACCAGTGACCGTCAAGAGGACAGAATTTGTCCCTTGTGGTATAATAGAGATATGAAATTAAAACAACATCCACTAAAAAGATGGCGCAGAAATAATAATAAAACACAGGTAGATGTAGCTATAATGCTAGACGTGAGTTTGAGTGTAGTGAAGAAATGGGAACAAGGCAGGAGTCAACCTAACCTTAAGATGTTTAAGATAATAAAAAAAGTGACCCGTTGCGAGTCGCTTTGTTATGAATGGTTGATATGGTTTTTGTGGAGTTAGAAGGTTATTTAGAACATAATTCCTGACATCTTCTCATCGAAATTTCTGAGTTATAAGTTTCGTGACATATCGGACAGTTATGGGAATTGTTATAATTTGTTTTGTTCATGTTGACCCCTTAATTAACAATAAATATAAATTGCTTGTCCTTCGTCTACACCCTTACCAATATCTCTGTCATAAATTGAAATTAAATTAGCAGTGCGAAATAATTCTTCAATCTGTTCTTCTTTTACTGTATTTTCTAGAATAATTTTAATTAAAGTCAAACCTTTTTTGAATTTGTCTGTGTCGTCAATATAAAAATCTCTTCCATTGATATATTTCATGTCTTCTGCTTTAACTTCTTCCATCTGAAGAAGTTTGTTTATTCTTTCGATTTTGCTTTTGTGGATTCTTTTGCAAATTGCTTTCATTGTTTTCTCCTTTGTTTTTCTTTACCCTCTATAATAATTA